TACAGAACATCCATATCGTGATGATCTTGATCATGTTCAGTCGGTCATCAACAATCATGATATGCTTGTAGGATTCAATATTAAATTTGATTTACATTGGATTCGTAAATATGGCATAGACTTTCAAGAGAAGAGAATATGGGATTGTCAGTTGGTGCATTTCATGCTAACAGGTCAATCAAAACCATATCCTAGCTTGAATCAAGTTTGTGAACACTATGGACTAGAGACTAAACTAGACATAGTTAAAGAAGAGTATTGGAAGAATGGCATTGATACTAATGAGATTCCTCGTGATATTCTAGAGGAGTATTTGCAGAAAGATTTAGATCTTACAGAGCAAGTATATTTAAAACAGTTAGAAGATCTTGAGGCTAACTCACATCTTAAAAGACTAATCAGCTTACACAATCAGGACTTACTTGTTCTTGAGGAAATGGAGTTTAATGGAGTCTTATACGATCAGGATAAGTCAGAGATTTTAGGTAATGAATTGGAGGAACAGATTGCTAAGCTTGATCAGAGATTGTATAGTTACCATAACTTCCCCTCTTTTAATGCTAGTAGTGTCGATCACGTCAGTGCTCTTCTTTATGGTGGCACTATTAAGTATAGGGAGCAAGAACCTGATGGTATATTTAAATCAGGACAGAAAAAAGGTGAAGTAAGAATGAGATGGAGAGACAAAGAACTAGAATTACCTAGGCTTGTTAAACCATTAAAAGGCTCAGAATTAGAAAAAGAAGGTTTATATTCTACTGATGAGCAAACACTTAGGAGTTTAGCAGGATCGAAGAAAGCTTCAGAAGTTATTAAGATCATATTGACAAGAGCCGTTTTAGAGAAGAGAATGACAGCATACTATAAAGGTTTAGTTAATTTGATTACAGAACAAAACTGGGAACGAGGTCATATTTATGGTCAACTTAACCAGTGCGTAGCAAGGACAGGTAGACTATCAAGTAGTAAACCTAATTTACAAAACTTTGATAGTGAAATCAAAGGTCTATTATTATCAAGATATAAGGAGGCAGTATGAACAGTGACAATTACACACCTGATTATGATGAGGGTATGCAACTTCAATCAGATCAGGAAGAAGCTTATGTAGTGCATACAGTTAATGACATAAACACAATCATTCAAGAAATAGGTGTTGAGATCGTTATGGAACATCTTAATGATTACTCTACTGAACAGATTGTTAAGTGGCTAGCTAAACACTATTAATGAGTCATAGCAAGAAAATAAGCGTAGCTATTACAGGTATAGATGATTACTTTCGTAATGATAATCCTCGTAGTGATCGTTTAAACGAGTTATATGAACACATTGAAAAGATGGGACTTGATAGAGCTTGGATGCAGTATATATCTAAAGACATTGAAGATTTAATTATGATTGAAGGTGTTGAGTTTCTCATGAAGAATTTGTCTGTTCCATCTAAAAAGAAATTAATAGATTATATTAAGAGGCATTACTAATGTTATTACAAGCAGATGCAAAACAACTAGAGTGGGTAGGTGCCAGTTATCTGTCTCAAGATCAAATAGCGATTGATGAGATATGGCAAGGCACAGATATGCACTCTGATAATCAGAAGAGATTTGGATTACCTAGTAGATTGATTGCTAAGACATTCGTATTTAGATTGATCTATGGAGGTAGTGCCTGGTCTTATGCTAATGATCCTAACTTCAAAGATGTAGGTAATGAAGACTACTGGGAAAAGATCATTAAAGAATTCTATGGTAAATACAAACAACTCTATCAGTGGCACGAAGAGATTGTATTTAAAGCTACAAGAGATCATAAGCTTATCATGCCAACAGGACGAACTTACTTTTATGAGCCTGAGATTAAGTATGGTAAGATGAAGTATCCTCGAACAAAGATATTAAATTATCCAGTTCAAGGACTAGGTGCAGATTTAATGGCGATAGCTCGAGTATCATTGAGGAATCGTCTTAAAGGTCGTGATGGAGTGAAGATGGTGAATACTGTTCACGATTCAATTATCCTTGACTTTGATCCAAAAGTATGGGATAATGTTACATTGGTCAACATAGTTGATAAATGTTTCGAGGATATTCCTGATAATTTTAGTAGGTTATTCGGAGTAGAATTTAATTTACCTATGCGAGTCGAATGTCAAGTTGGACAAACATGGGGTGATATGGAGATTATAAATGCAAATCACAGTAATTGATGTAGGACAACCTAATACTCATTCAACTAAGAATGGTAGATCATATCAGTCAATGGAAGTAACATACAAGAATGATAGTGGTCAAGTGCAATCTAAAAAGCTAATGTCATTCAGTAATCCTGATGTGTTTAAACAGGCTAAAGAATGGCAAAAAGGTGATACAGTAGATGTCAATACTCAGAAGGATGACAATGGTTATTGGCAGTGGATTAGTATTGGAGCTGATGCAATAGCACAAGCTACAAGTACTTCAAGTAATGCTAAACCAACTACACGAGTCACTGGTAGTAATTATGAAACTAAAGAAGAACGAGCACAACGTCAAGTTATGATCGTAAGACAGTCATCAATTTCTTCTGCTATTACTGCTCTAACTGCTGAAGGTAAAAGACCATCAGTAGCAGACATTCTAGGTATGGCTAAAGAGTTTGAGAACTTTGTAATGGATAACAATTCTGCTAATTCAGTTGCAGATATGGAAGACGATATTCCATTATAATGAAAGCTTTAGTCGACATGGATTTAGTGTGCTTTCGATGTGCAGCGAGTGCTGAGAAAGATGATGTAGGTATTGCTATATATCGTTTAAACGAACTGTTTGATCAAATACTTGAGAAGACAGGATCTAGTGAATATCAAGCATTTCTTACAGGCTCTCGTAATTTCAGGAAAACTATTTATCCTGAATACAAAGCTCATAGACGAGCACCTAAACCTGTGCATTTAGATGCGTGTCGTGATTATGCGATGCAATCTTTAAATGCAGAACTTGCCCCTGATGGGTTAGAAGCAGATGATGCTTTGGGAATAAATCAAACAGATAATACGATAATATGTTCCCTTGATAAAGATTTACTCCAGATACCAGGGAAGCATTTCTCCTGGGAAATCAGTGGCAAAGGATGGACAAGACCTGATACTTTTGTTGATCAGACAGAACTAGAGGGTCTTCGTCTATTTTATGAACAATGTCTTAAGGGTGATACCTCTGACAATATTAAAGGTATTGAGAAGATTGGTGATAAGAAAGCTAAAACTTTGTTAGCATCATGTTTAAACGAACTTGATATGCTTAGTGTTGTCAGAAACCTTTATGGTAACGATAACGAGTTTCTTATGAACGCAGGATGCTTATGGATTCTACGAGAAGAAAACTCTTATTATAAGGATAGATTTGATGCCCTCATTCAGAAGTAAGTTTGAAAAGACAGTTTGGGATAAACTTAAGAAAGTATTTACAGCTTGTAAGTATGAACCCAACAAATATTCCTATATCCAACCTGCAATAGAACGCACCTATATTCCTGACTTTAAACCTGGAACTGCTGAGATCTACATCGAGGCTAAAGGTAAACTAGATTTAGAGACTAGAAAGAAAATGGTGTGGTTTAAACAGTGCAATCCAAAGACTCGTATTATATTCTTATTTATGAATCCTGATGTTAAGATTCGTAAAGGAAGTAAAACATCCTATTGGATGTGGGCTGAAGATAATGGATTCGAATGGCTTGATGCTAGAAAGGATTGGATAAGTGATTATAAAAAACTTCTTAAGAAATGAAGATGGTAGTTGTTCTTTTAAATGTGAAGTAGATGATCAAGAAGCTCAAGCTCTTATTGAATTTGCTGTTATGCAATTAATTAATATGGGAGTCATTAGAGTAGAAGATCAAGGAGACATTGAGGCAGAGATAGATTATTTTATAAATTCTGGAGGTAAACTTTCATGAGAAAGCACTTAGTGATACCTGATTGTCAGGTTAAACCAGGACACTCGGTACAGTATTTAAGATGGTTAGGTCAATACATCGTAGATAAACAACCTGATGTTATTGTATGTATAGGAGACTTTGCAGATATGCCTAGTCTTTCTTCGTATGATACAGGTAAGAAAGCCTTTGAAGGCAGAACTTATAAGGCAGATATTAAAGCAGTTCATAAAGCTATGGATGCCCTTACAGCTCCTCTAGTTCGATTACAAAACAGACAGCGTAAAGACAAACGTAAACTTTATAAACCTGAGATGATATTAACTTTAGGTAATCATGAGGATCGTATTGATCGAGCTATCAATAATGATCGTAAGTTAGAAGATTTAATTAGCATAGGAGATCTTAAATATGAAGAATATGGTTGGACTGTGTATCCTTTTCTTGATGTGGTCGTTGTTGATGGTATTGCTTATAGTCACTATTTCGCAAGTGGTGTCATGGGAAGACCGATTACATCGGCTAGAACGCTACTTACTCGTAAGCACATGTCATGTTTCGCAGGACATCAACAAGGAAGACAAATTTCTTACTCCAGTCGAGCAGACGGAAGAGACATTACAGCTATTATTGCAGGATCATGCTACGAACACGATGAGGATTATTTAAGTTCTCAGACTAATCAACACTGGAGAGGATTCTATATGCTCCATGAAGTTAATGATGGTTCTTTTGATGAGATGGCAGTAAGTATTAATTATCTTAAACAAAAGTATGGTAAAAAGCTTGACAAAAGCGTTTAAACGAGGTATAATATTATGATACACCCATTAGAAAAGATCTTTGAAGAAGCAGTAGAACAAGCCTCAGATGGTAAAGGTGAAGAACGACATGGTAATGGTAAGTGTTTTATGACCCAACCTTGGGTTAGCTTAGCTGATACACATGGTACAGGTTTCCTTACAGGACAGGCTCAGAAGAAGATCATGGAAGCAGTAAAGAATAAAGAAGCTACAAACTATTTATGGTATAAACGAGAAATGCTAGGAGCTATTAACTATTTAGCTATGGCATTATTATATGAAGAAAGGATCGATGATGGTAGACACTAATCCACATACTGGAGAGCGTATAATATCTAAACTAAGAGATAAAGATAAGTTTGATGCTAACTTTGATCGTATCTTTGGTAAGAAAGATAAGAAAGAAACCGATAAAAAAGATGGCAAATAACCTAACCTTCCAAGAACTTAAAGAAGAACTCTGTAAGATGGAAGAAACAGAACTATTAGAGTTACTCGATATTGAATCAGAAGAAATCGTAGAAAAGTTTCAAGATAAGATAGAAGATAACTTTGATAAGTTGATAGAAGAAGTTGATAATTTAAAAGAGGAGATAGATTTAGATGAGTAATTTACCTACAGTATATCAAGATGTAATTGCGATGTCTCGATATGCTAGATTCATACCTGAGAAAAACAGAAGAGAAACATGGTCAGAAACAGTTGATCGTTTAGTTACCTACCTAGAAACAAAGACACCTGATTTAAAGAAGGAAATCAAAGAGATTAAAGAAGCCGTTCTTAATCTTGAAGTTATGCCTTCTATGAGATTATTAATGACTGCAGGAGAAGCTTGTGAAAGAGATAACATCTCTGCTTACAACTGTTCTTACTTAGCAGTAAATAATAAACGAGCATTTAGTGAAGCTCTATACATCCTAATGAATGGGACTGGTGTAGGTTTTAGTTGTGAGCGACAGGAGATTGATAAGCTTCCTGCCATACCCCTCGACCTGAAGATCTGTGATGACTTAATCGTTGTCGAAGACAGTAAATTAGGTTGGGCAAAGGCTTTCAAGAAACTCCTGTCATCACTCTATGAAGGTGATATTCCTAAGTTTGATTTCTCTCGAGTACGACCTGCAGGAGCTAGACTAAAAACATTTGGTGGTAGAGCCAGTGGTCCTGATCCATTGAAAAGGTTATTTGAATTCGTAACGGAGACGTTTAAACATGCTAAAGGACGTAAGCTAAACTCTATCGAAGTACATGATATTATGTGTATGATTGGAGAGATCGTTGTTGTTGGAGGTGTAAGACGTTCTGCTCTTATCTCTTTATCTAACTTGACTGATCGCAGAATGCGTGAAGCTAAAATGGGAGCCTGGTATAATGATCACCCACATCGAGGTCTTGCCAACAACTCAGTTGCCTATACAGAGAAACCTGACAGTGAAACTTTCATGGAAGAATGGGTATCATTGGTTAAGTCAAAATCAGGTGAACGAGGTATCTTTAATAGAATCGCTGCACAGGATCAAGCAAATAAGTGGGGACGTAGAAGTCCAGATTTTAGTTACGGAACCAATCCTTGTTCAGAGATTATACTCCGTGATAAGCAATTCTGTAACCTTACGGAAGTGGTCGTACGAGCAAATGATACAGAAGAATCCCTTGCTAGAAAAGTTCGACTTGCCACTATTCTTGGTACTATCCAATCGACTCTAACAGACTTTAAATTCTTATCTGCTGAGTGGAAACAGAATACAGAAGAAGAAAGATTACTAGGAGTATCAATGACAGGCATCATGGATGCTGAGATTACTTCTAATCCTAACCCTGAAATGCTAGAAAGGCTAAGAGATGAAGCAAGAAAAACAAACGAAAAGTACGCTAAGCGATTGGATATTCCAGTTTCTGCATCAATTACTTGTGTTAAGCCTAGCGGTACTGTTTCTCAGTTGGTTGACTCTGCTAGCGGTATACATACACGGCACAATGACTATTACTATAGACGAATCAGAATGGACAAAAAAGACCCCATCTATGGATTCCTCAAAGACAAAGGAGTAGCTGTAGAGGATGAAGCATTTAGACCTGACAATACAGCAGTGTTTACATTCCCTATGAAAGCTCCTAAAGGTGCTATTCTTAGAGATGGTATGACAGCTCTTGAGCAGTTAGAGAATTGGATTATCTATCAAAGACATTGGTGTGAGCATAAACCTTCAGTCACTATCTCTGTTAAAGATGATGAGTGGGTTGAGGTTGGTGCTTGGGTTTGGAAACACTTTGATGAAATCTCAGGTGTATCTTTCCTACCACACAGTGATCATACTTATCAACAGGCTCCTTACGAAGACTGTAGTAAAGAACAGTATGAAGAACTTCTAGCTAAGACTCCTAAGACGATTGATTGGACAGAGTTTGTAGAGATGGAAGATAATACAATAGGTCAGCAAACATTAGCTTGTACAGCAGGAAGCTGTGAGATATAATGATTGCCACTATACAACCTATATGTGGGGTTCAATTAGGCATTGAATTTACTGAAGCAGAGGTAAATGGTGTTGAAGTAGGATATTGTCTAATTGATTTATTAATAATCAGAATTCAATTAGCGTGGTATAGATAATGAAAGTATGTATAATTGGTTCTCGCTCTATCGATAAAGCAGAAAAGGTCTTTCCTATCATAGATCGCTTTATCAAAGAGCACGGCACGGGCACTCTCACCTTCCTCCTAGGGAGTGCCAAGGGTGTCGACCCATTATCAAAGAAGTATGCTGAGGCTCGAGGAATAGATGTTGTAGAGTTTATACCCTACCATCTAATAGATCCTACAGCAGAATTTGATAGTAAGTATTTCTTTGTTAGAACTAAACAGATGATAGATAACGCAGATAAAGTTCTAGCCATCTGGGATACTCGTAGTAAAGGTACAGAGTATGGTATTAAGTATGCCCAGAAAAGAAATCTACCAGTGATGGTAGTTAAAGTCCCTGACTAGGGAGACGTGTATGGTAGTAGGGGTTCGCCTCTCCTCTACTACCTATACTTTTACAGGAGACATATATGTTTGAATATGTTTTAGTTGTATATATCAACAACACACCTATGTACGAGGGCAACTTTGAATCGTGTGCCCATGCTACAGACTACGTTAATAAATGTTTAATTAAAACAGTAGAGCCTAGAGACTTTAGGACTGCTTGTCTTTATCAAGATTATATAAACCTACCTGCCAACTTCCATCCCTTTTATCCTGGTAAGGAATGTTCCAAAGATTAATTGGAGGTAGTTTAAACGACTTCCAACTAATCATAGTTATTCTCCATCAACATAAAAAACGCTTTTTCCTTCTCTTAATCTTTGCTCTGCATGTCGAGCTGCTTTTATTCTTATAGATACAGGTATATTTTTAGGATCAGTCCTAAGAATATTTATTTCTTCTTCTGTTAAACCAGGAACTAAACTAGGTACTTCCATTTCTTTTTCAGTACCATCAGGTTGTTTAATAGGAAGACCTATAGAAAATTCAGACATTGTCCTACCTTGATTATCTAGAATAGGACCTAAAAAACCTTGAGCTGACTTCTTAGAACCATCTCTTCTATACATACTTGCTTCAGCCATTTGATCTTCAGTAGCATTAACACTAGGATCTCCTGTCATAATACGAGCTACAATAGTTTGTTTCATAGCATCTTCATTTGACTCATAAGGAGTTCCTTTAAAGAACTCTCTTTGTTCCTTAGTAACTTCTATATTAGGAACTATATTATTAGTTTTAAAACCTAATCTAATAGTTTCATTTTCAATGACTTTTTGTTTTTCTTTATCTGACAATTTAGAATATGGATTAATAATAACTTTATTATCCTCTGTCATCATACCACCAACATTAGGATTTTCTTTAAAGTATTTATCCTCTCCTGGATAAAGTTTAGTTCTTACTATGTCACTGCCTGCAGACTCCTCTTGGGCTACAGGCTCATTACTTCTTTTGAGAAAGACCTTTAAGAATGTCAGCTACATAGTCTCTAGTTTCTTTAGATAATAGAGATAGCCAATCATCAGGTTCTTGTTGTATCGCTTTCTTAATAACACCAGGACCTGCATTGTATGCTGCTAATGCTTTTTCTGGATCACCATCAAACTCTTTTAACATAGCATTGTAGTATTCAGTAGCAAATCTACGATGTTCTTGCTCTGTATCATCTGTTAAAGGAGCTACACCATAGCCTGGGTCTCTAGCTGTATCAGGCATAATCTGGTATTTACCAACAGCTCCTGACTTTGGATTTACAATTAGATTACCTTGTTCATCCATGTGTTTATTGCTAGATTCTTGAATAGCAATTTGATCTACAACTTTTTCAATAGGATCACCTGTAGGCTCACCTTGAACATCTACTGCTGAATCAGGAGTAGCTTCTACACCTGAGATTTGACTTGGAAAGTATGTTTGCATAAACTCTTCAGCAGCTTCTTTTCTAGTCTTACCCATAGCGTTAGCATAAGAACCTAAAGCTTTATTCATTTTATTAGCATAGACTCTATTTAAAGAAGACTCAGGCATAATATAACCAAAGCCATCGATACTAAACTTATAGCTTCGATCTGGATTATCAAGCTGATCTTTTTGCATATCTTGTACAAGAACTCTATTGTAACCATCTACAGCCTCTTTAACACCTGCTCTTGTTCCTGATTCTATCTTAGAAAAGACAATGTTTAAATCATCCGATGAAGTTCTATTAATTAACTGTTCATGGAATTTAAATCTATCATTTTCATTAAGTGTTGTATCTTTAATTGTAGATAATGATAAGTCAATTTGACATTCAAATGTTGTACAAAGCTTAGCATTGTCAGGATTCTCTTTAGCAATATTAGCAGTATTATTTAAAATAGTATCTAATATAGGAACTCCTTTTTCATCTTTAGCAAGAAGATCATTTGCGTTATAACCTACTTGTGACATAACTTTACGATCATTTTTAGTTTTATCAGTTTCACCTGTTGATGTAGGATCATCAGGATTAATACCTAAGCCTAATAATAGTTGTTGTCCTGCAGGTTTAAGCATATCATAAATACTATTGACTACTTTTTCCTTACCTCTCATAGTCATTCTATTTAATTCAAAACCTTCTTTACCAAAGATCTTAGTAGCATAGTCAATAAAGACAATCTTTTCAGGACCCATCTTTTTATAAAACTCTGTCTTACCATAGTCTTCTTGTATCTTAAGAACTCTTGCTAAGCTTTCAGATTTATAAGTACCATCTGCAAAAGATTTAATGTTTGCTTGTAAAGCTTTTAAATCAGTCTCATGTTCATTAAGTAAGAGATTAATTGTTGCATTTCCTCGAGCAGCAGAATAAGTATCTTTGAACTTTCTAATATGTTGTAACATAAAAGAATTAGCTTTATTAGTAGCTTCGGCTACAGCACTAGCATTTTCAGGATCTACATCTCTAAATATGTCATTAAGGTTCATTTCAGCTACAGCAAAAGAACCATTAGCATAAGCAGGAATCATATTATTATTAAGAATGTATTTCTGTGCTTGTTCATCAGATAGATTAGACATCTTTACATCACGCTCTACTTGTTCATATAAAGCCTTTCCTGCTGCTTTCTTTTCAATGTCTTGTATAGCTCGCTGCATACCCTCTTGAGTAAACTGAAGAGTATCAGGGTCAAGATAGTCACTTAGTCTTAAAGAAGGATAGTCTTTAACTTGATCAATAATGTAAGTATGAAGTTTTTTAGTAGAGTCAGCTTGACCATCTACTATGGCTTTATCATAAGCAACTCGTTTTTTAAGATTATACTGATCTTCTAAAATACTAATATGAGACTTAATTTCTTGTTGGTAAGCAGGATTTCGTGTTGTTTCTTCTCTATATAGAGCAGACAGACGTTCTGATAATTCCATGTCAGTCATAGCACCTTGTTCTTTAGCTTTAATAAAACGATCAGTTTTCTCCATTAAAGAGTCTCTGAGCTCTACTACTTGTTTGTTTAAAGAAGTATTAAGATTTAAAGGATAAGAACCATCATAATCAGATTCATCTAATGTTCTATTAAATTCGTCTCTTTGTTGTAGGATTTCTTTCTTTTGTGTTTCCATACCTACTAAACTACGTCCTTGTTGTTCTCTAGCTAAAGCATCTATTTGCTCAGAAATACCTCCAAGTACCTTAGATTTATCATAGGCAGTGTAAGTATCATAAGCTAAACCTATACCTTGAGAGAGTGCACTAAAGTCTGCTGCTGTTTTAATTGCTTCAGACTTGTCTACAATGCCTTGCTCTACATAACCTTGAAAGTTTGAGGTTGCCATTTGTTGTGAAAAATCAGGTGCTTTTGCCATTATTTATTTTCCTTTTTCGGTGCTGTTACAGTTATTGGTTTACCTTTTAATTTATTAGGTGGATTTATTCCATCCAAAGTGTCTACAATTTCTAACATGTCTTGTCGTCCCATTGTTTTAAGACGATTTCTAAGTTCTAACATTTTACCTTTAGACTCGCCATACTCTTTGTTCCAGTAGTAATCTACTATGTTCGAAAGAGCAGGCTCTTGTGTTTGATCTACAAAGTTAATTACAGAAGTTTGCATATCATAAACATCTTGTGTACTAAATAGTTCAGATTCTTCAGCTATGGACCATAGTAAGCTAGTAGCTGCAAGCATCTTGTCTAGTTCTTCAGGATTATTACCATGTATTTTTATAGACTGTGCTATTAAGTTATTAATTTTATTAACAAAGTTTTTCTTATTATCTTGATGTTCTTTTACAGTTCTTTCAAGAGCATAGATTGTATGTTTATCTTTAGGAGGGAAGCCTGCTGCCATCCAAAATACATCTATTAAGTCTCTATCTTCTACTGGTATTACTTTACCATTACCTAATACAATTTCTTTTCTTTCGTAAAGAATTTTAGCATCAAGCATGTTCTTACCAATAGCTATAGGCTGTGTCATCATCCAACCTAAAGTTTTATAGTCTTCTGCTGTAAACTCAGTAATAGGTTTAGTTTTTAAGAATGTCGTAACATTACTAAGTGTTCTATTTATTCTTCCAAAAGCAGCTTCACCTGGGAATCTACTATTGTATGGGTTATCAGCCATACCAAAGAATACTAATGATTGTTTAATCATATCAGTAATCCAGAAACCAGATTGATTACCTAATTTATTAGTAGATTCTTTAATTGTATCAGAGCCTGTTAAATCCCATAGACCATGAGTCATCATATTAAAAGTTTCTTCATCGACATCTGTATTTTCTAGCATCCAATCTAAGATTGCTAAGCCAAAAGGTATACCTGCAACACCACTCCAAAGAGCACTCATGATAGTCCATTTACGTCTATCAGCCTGATTCATGCTAGTAGCACCTTTTTCAAAGTAATTGTTAAAGATGTTACGTTGAGCAGGTTGGAATTGGAATATTAAGTTAGCAACAGGGAATATATCAAGAGATGTACCTCCTGCTTTTTGCATAGCACCTGATCTTCTAAATGATTCAAAGTTTAGATATGATCTAACTTTAGGAGTATCCCAGTTTTTACCTGGATTATCCTGTAACCATTTCTCTCTTAGTTGTAACCAAAAGCCAATTCTGTTAATCAATTCACCAATTACATAGCCACTTGAACCTAATACATCTAAAGCTCCTTTAATTGGAGCTATTGTTTTATTAGCTACAGATTCAAACCAAGCTTCTTGAAACTTAGTTGTAGAACTTCTAAAGAAGTCACCAGTAATAGGGTTAGCTTGAACAGCATCAATAACACCATCCATTCTAAGAATCTCTACTATTCTTGATAAATCTTTAGGATCTATTCCAGTCATTTTCTTAGTAAACATCTTATTAAGAATAGGTTTAGCAGCACTTAAAGTAGGATGTTCTGCCATTAAGTTCATTAGTACAGCAGGCATTAATCGTAATGATTTAGCAGCCGATGTAGGACTAATAGAACTAATCTCAGCATATTGAGAAGGCTGAATTACCCAGTGTCTCCAAGGAGTCTGAGCTAAAATAAACATAATAGAAGTTATCTTTCTTGCTATTCCTAAAGGAAGAGTTGTACCTTGATTACCTAGATCTCTAGATAATGCTGCAAGTTCTTTTGATAACCCTGAGTCTTCTAGTTTATCTGCTATCCAATGAAAAGTGTTTTGATAGTATTTATCAGCATTATAGAAAGCATTGTGTCTATAAAACTCTAACTTACGATAAGCATGTTTAGCTGCTTGAAGCATTTCTTTATTATTAGTTTTCTTATAATCTTGAATGTCTTCAACTCGTTTAGGATACTTACCATCTGGTAGATACTTTCTAAACTCTCTTTCAATCTGTTTAACCATAGCAGGATAATACTGTTTAAACGCAAACTGATTAGAGGATCTTTGTACCTCTCTCATCATTGTTTGTAAACCATCTGCTAGTGTAGTTTCTCCATCAATAGACTCAAGAGCTTCTCCTCTTTCTTTAGCAGTTTCTACTCTTTCATGATGAAACTCATACTCAGTAATTACATCTCTAAGATTACTTTCTCTAGCTTCTTCTCTAAATGTATAATAGTTGTCTTTGTCTTCAAATCTAGCTACTAGAGCATCTGCATCCTTCTTATAACGAGCTATACCTACTGCTGTTGAATGCTCATTCTTAAGTCTAATTTCATTAGTAACTTTAATACCATCAATAAATAACTCTTTAGGCACTTGTCTAACAATAAAGTGACCCTTTTGTATACGTCTTGAGTGACCTGGTACTTTAGGTATAACTTCTTCAGGAAGAACATCTAGTTTAAAGTCTTTACCTACAAGACCATAAGTATTTCTTTCATTCCACATAGGTTGCTGTGCTTTTTCTAGTAACACAAGTTGTTTACCTGTTTCTACTTCAAAGATACCATTACTTCTCTCTTCAAGAGTTTGTACTTCTATACCTGTTTTAGTATCAAAGTCATAAGCTTTAAAAGGTTGTCCCTCAACAGGAGCAGGAATCTCAAAGGTCAGTCTTACAGCTTGAAGATACACTGAACCATCACTACTAAATAAACCTTTGTTAAAACCTCTTTCTTGTAAAGAAGAACGATGAGTCAAGTTATCCATTAAATAAACAAAGTTATTAACTCTAATCCAAGCATCTTGCATCTCATTTAGTTTAGCTGCTTCTTTTCGAGATACTGCATATTCAGTTTGAATCTCATCAATAGAGTACTCTTCTTTATAGTTAGCTTCTCTATCTTTTAATAACTGTTTAAACTCAGGGTAAAGTTTCTTAGCTTCTTTATTTAGTATAAGTTGTTTAATAGGACGTAAACCTTCACGGCTTAACATACGAGCTCTAAGCTCTCCACCTGCCATACCTGCTTGGAAGTAATCTGCAAGAGCAGGAGAACCTGATATAGCCTCTCCTATCACTGACCTACCAATACCAGTTATATCAAAATCAGGAAGAAAACCAGGAAGTAAACTTATTTCTTTTCTTTTAGATGATAGTTTGTCTCCTAGATTTAAAGTAGGATCATAAGGTTTCTCTGTTGTCCATTCTAATATAAACTCTTTAGGAGTACCAGAAGGTTTATTTCTATAAGCATTTAGTACTTCATCAGGAGTCGTATATCTTTTGTTTTCTGTTAAGTCAGCTATCTGAACACGACCTCTTTCTTCAATAGGAAGATTGTTTAAGATACGTTGATTTAATCTATCATAAGCAAACTTAAGCTGATCAATAGCAGTATATGGGTAGTAAGGACTAGGGCTATATACTTGCTTTTCTGTATACTTAAATGAGTCCATTAAGATTACAGAAGAAGGTTGATTATAGTAAAGGTTATTACTATACTCGTGTACTGACTCTCTAATTACTTTATCATTGAGTCTTTGTACTGGATCTGTAATAACATTATCATGTAAAGCATACTGTAATGCTTTCTCTTGACCAGGTGTTAATGGATAGTTCTTTTGATTAACTAAGTCTTTAGGTAAATTACGTCTAACATCAGGTATAAAAGTAAACTGATTAAGATCACCATACTTAGGAAATACATACTTAGCAAGAGCACCCTCAGGTGTTGTACCTAGTATCTTAGCATTTCGACCTGTTGAATCCATAATAGCTTCTGCTACAAACTCTGCACCTATCTTAGGATTACTAATCATCATATTGTTAATAGGACTATCAGGACGACCAGTATCAATTACTGTATTCTTTATTTGTTTAGGAGTTTCTACTTTAAAGACTTCAGGTTTATATTTAAAAGGAGCAATTAATAAAGCTAAGTCTATCCCTACTCTAATCTGTTCAGGATCTTCTGAATATTGTATAGCTGTAATACCTTTATCAGCATAAAGTTTATTTGTTTCTTTATTAAAGTCAGCTATAGTAATTGTAAGTTCTGTTATCTTTTCATCAAGTTTAGTAAGCCCTTTATTAATTAAAGAGTTTTCATACTGTTCTGCCACCCCTAAAGACTCTGCATATTGTCCTAGCATTATGTCAGCTACTACAGTTTTATCTAGTTTTTTATGAGCAGCATCTCTTGCCTGTCTATAGTTTTCATATTCTTTACCTGAAGACTCTGCTTCATATATAGTTTCATAAATGTCAGATGCAAAGTAAGGAAGAGCAGAGATAAAATTAGCTACACTTAAACCTTCAGCAAAGAGTTGTTTAGAGAAGTTTACAATACCTTCTTCATAGTTTTTACCTGCTTCTGCCATGTACTTCTTAAAGCGATCATTCATTTCACTTAAAGAAAACTTGTCTTGATCAGCAGAAGGTTCTGGTTTCTTACCTGAAGCTAAAGCTGCAATAGATTTATCATAACCATCTTGCATTGAAAACTCAAACTTATTATAGTCTTCTTGAATTGATTTAGTTTTAATGCTTTTTGATAATTCTGTTTGAGCTTCTGTGTCTGTTTCAGAATCACCTAGATCTAAAATACCTAGGTTTTCCATAAACTTATTCTTAATATTATCAGATATAAAACCTTTGTCTTTATACATCTCAACAATAGCTTTTTTCTGTTCAACAGGCATCTCTGGGTCTTCAATAATAGTAGCTACAATACCTTTACTATTTCTTTCTTGTTCATCTCTATAAGCTTGATTAGCTAAATCTACAGACTCTGAATACCCTTTATCTAATAATTCATTGTAAATTCTTTCATAATCTTGATAAAGATCATTAGTTTGTGGATAAGAACCTGCAGTATATAAGGCTGTATCAGAGGCTTGATCTTCTGAAAGTTGAGGTTTTCCTGCCTCTTTAGGTATTCTAAAGCTATTACTATAATCCATTCACTATACCTTTGCTTTTAAATCAAATGCGTTAAATAAGTTTTTACTTGCTCCACCCATATTTGTAGCTAATGAGAACATCTGACTCCATCCCTGAGCTTGTGCTCCTGCTAAAGCTCCTTGAGAGGCAGCAGAGGCAGCTTGTTGGCTATATCCACTTTGCTCTCTAGCAAAACCTTGAGCAACATTTATTTGTCCTATGTTAGCGGCAGCTTGAGTAGATAAACTTCCTACTGCTCCAGTAAATCCAGAGGTACCTGCTAAGCCTAATTGTGCTCCTCCAGTTGCTGCTGTAATTTGACCTGTTCGAATACGTTGTTCTCTAATAGCAGCTAATCTTTGTTGTCGAGCAGCTACATCACTTTGTCTTCGTCTTGATTCTTCTAATCGTCTAGCTGCATCTGCTCTTTGGCTTTCAAATTTAGCTGCTTTTCCTGCATATTTTCTTTGTTGGACAGCAGAAGCAACTTGTAAACCCAGACCTGCTATTGAAAGAGCTTTAGAAGCTGTTAAAGTTTTAGCAGCTAATCCTAATTTACCAAAGCTTCCTAGACCTGATCCCATGTAACCAAAACCTGGTCCTGATAGACCAAAAGCAGCATATCCACCAAAACCAATGGCTGCTACTGTTGCTACTGTTTTGACTGCCTTACCCACTTATAATACTCCTTTAACTAAATAATTAGGTTTTCCTTCTGAATCATATACAATATAAGGAAGAACCTCACCCCCAAACATTCTGTTAAACTTAACTTCTTTAGGTGTTTCAGATAGTCCATAAACTTCTGTAATACCTTTTTTCTTTAATTCTTCTCGAATCATTTGACCTATTTCTTTATATCTTTTATAAGTTTCTTTACTCCACTCTTTACAATCTATATGAAGAATCCATACTTTTAGGGTAGGTTCCCAACTTAATCCTATAAAACCATTATCTTTTTCTTCGTATAATACTCTCATTAAACTACTGAAGTTGTTGTAGCAGGAACTGCCCACCCTAATAATTTCATATCTTTTCCTTCTTCTGAACTTATCTTAATACTTAATGTTTTACCTGAACCTCTAAGTTTACTTTTAGTTACAATAACTCCATCACCATAGTCAAAGGGATCACCTGATCCACTAGGTATATAGTTTCTTAATAGTCTATAAGCTTGAAACTCGTTACCCCATTTACCACTATTAGCACTATTAGCCCAGTTCCATTGTGCTTGTACTTTACAAGAGGATTGGTTATTTAATATTAAATTAGCTCCGTCTGCTGTATACCCATCTTCAGTACGATTAAAATAAAAGAATATATAAGGAGTTTGTTTATCTCTCATTACATCATTAAATAATTCATAACCTGTTACAAGATAACTGCTATAATTAGCACCAGTACCATCTTCTGTTACCCAGTCTTTAAATGTTAAGTTATTAAATTTAGATATAGTAAAGTTTGTACCTGCAATCGTTAGATAACTAAACTGAGAACTTCTATTAAGTAAAAGATCTTCTGTTGTAACTACTGTGTCACTATTACTATCAATAACAGTATTACCATTTGTTACTAAAACAGCTTCATCAAAACTGGATATAGCATAGCCAGGTACTTCAATATAATCAGCAACATAAGGAGAACTTGTAGCTAACTGACTAAATACATTAGTATAAAAAGCTTGGAGTGTTAAATCAAATACAAGTTCCTTAGTATATCTATTTATATAATTATTGTTCGTATAAGTAATGTCATCTGCATCATTATATAACCAACGTACTCTATTTTCTTTTTCATCATAGAATCCTTTACAGTTATTTTTACCTATATCAGGTATTTGTAAAAACAAAGTTTGTATTGTTGTTAGAGATATAGTCTCAGCTCTAAATCGACCAGAAGCAGCATCTGTTACTAAAGTGTAGATACCTGCTTTAGACCAATACATAAAGTTACCATTGATATTAACAACAGAGTTAGCATTAAAGATACCATTAGTAGAAATCTTATTAGCTTGGAAAGAAGAAGCAATAAAGCCTCCCGTGTCTCCATAGATTTCCCATATACCATTTTCTGCAAACACAAGTAAAGAAGACTGTGAGGAAGCTATTTTAACAATACGAGTAGCTTCTGGTATCTGAATAGTACCACCATCTGAATCAATAATGTCATTAATACCAGGATCTGTAGGATCTGCTTCTTGATAACATTTACCAAAGTCACTATCTGAAGTTACAACTTTAGTAAAGAAAATATAACCTGAATAATTAGGAGACTTAGCATCACCATCTGTAACAGTTGAATCTATACCTGAATAGAAAATACGTTGAGCATAAGAAGCTACAGTAGATATATTACCTGTTTCTGTATCAGAATTTAAACCTGTAACATCTGTTCCTGCTTCTCTAGAAGAGCCTCTATCAAAAGCATCTATAACAATAGAACCTCTTGATACAGAATATCTAGATTGAGAGTTCTTTTCTAATACTTCAGGATCAAACTTTTCATAATCAGCATCAGAAGAATTACTGATCTTACCAAGAGTCCATTGATCTGAGTTACTTGGATATGCACTTAATGCTGTAAAGGTTTCATCAAGAGCATCTCCTCCACCCTTAGTAACAATGTTTTCATTCCAACCTTGATTACGAAGATTATATTTATGTTCATCTGATAAAGTAGCAGGTCTTTCATCATCTTCTAAACTATCATCAAGACCCCATATATCACGAACTTTAATATCTACAGTTCTTTGAGATACTGTATCTGTTGTATAATCATAAGATAAAACAACAGGTTTATCTAGATCTTTACCTACAATAATTAATTGATTATTAAGTGTAGATGTTTCTATATTGTTATTTGATAATCCTGTTATTGTAATAGGATTACCACTATTAAGTAAATTAGCACTAGGAGCAGAAGTAAGTAAATCAACAAACCATAGTTTGTTTTTAACACGAACTACTCCTATAGCTATAGAGGAAGTACCACTAGGTGTATCCCATCTATGAAAAGATTGCTTACCTTCTTTAATATCATCTGCTGTTAAACCTGTAGATGTCTTAGCGTAAGTACCTTCATAGTCTAAACCTAGTCTACGAGAACGAGAGCCATCCCTATTGAGAACAAAGTTCTGCTCATCAATAGAAGCATTTTCTGGAAATGTAAGAGGACTAGCCTCTGTAATTAGACCTTTAACAAAGGATCTAAAGACTTTCTCGGTTTTTGCTGCCACTTATTATTCCTCGGTAGGTTGTTCTTTTTCTTTTAATGACTGTTTTAGTTCATTAACAAACTTCTTATTTTCTGCTTTCTTTTCAAACCTATCTTTATTATTTAAAAGATAGTTACGAACAGCTACTTGTGCTACAGCACTAGAGGTATAGAAACCTGTTAGTTCTTGTGGAAGTTCTCCACCTTGTGTAAATTGTATTTTATAATGACCTGTGCCAGGGGCATTAACTATCTTTAATTCCTTACCATTCGGAGTTGTGAATGTATCCATTATTTACCTTTCATTTTCTTTCTACGTTCTTCTTCGTCTTTTCTTACTTGATTAGTACGTTCTATAGAGTCTTCTGCTGCTTCTTTAGGACTTTTAAAGTTTGAAGGAGCAGGAGCATCTTCTTCATACTCACCAAAGTTATCTATAATGTCTTGCATTTGTTTTTTAGAAAGTCCCATTTTAGTATCCTTGTTTTTTAGGTTTACCCATTTTCTTCATTGGTTTCTTTTTAGGCATAGGTTTTTTCATAGTTTTCATAGCAGTCTTCCTTTTCTTAGTTGATTTACCATATTGTTCTTTATGAACAAATGCTTGAGTGTTGCTTGTTAATTGTGTCATTAGTAATTAGGCTTTCCTTTCACTCCTGCTTTTCGACCATAGTTTGGATATGTAATTCCATTCTTTAATCTCCAAGCATCTTGAGACATTCTACGTTTTTGAGATATAGATACTTGTTCTGCTTTTTGATTAGCCATTTGTTTAAGTGTTAAGAAAGCAGTTGATTTAGCTTCAGCAAGTAAGTATGTAAACATTTGCACTGGTAAATCAGGTGTAAATGTATCTAACAATGTAAAGGCTACTGATCGTTTACCATGACATTGTGTTTTAGCTGCTACTAAAGTAGTATTAACAGCACTATCATAAGAATCAAATACAAGGTTGTCATCATCAAATGAAGTAAAGTATTGAGGACTTCTATCATTATAAATCAATAGAGAGATACCTGTAGTATCAGTTACAGTAGTAACTTTAGATTCTGAACTATTTCTTTGATTTAAGATATAAAGAAAGTCTTCAGGTGTTTTATAAAGAATCTCTTTGTATTTGTCTTTAGTATCTGTAAGTTTTCTACAGTTATAATTAATTGTTTTAAGATCAATAATGGTTTCAGGTAAACCCATGTGAGTAGGTCTAGTGTTTGTACCACTTGATTCTAATTGAAATGTTTCATATAAAAAAGGAAAGTCTCTACCATCTATAATATTATAGTATGTTGATTTAATAATCTGTGCTACTTGAAGAGCTTCAACTGTATCATTAATACTATTAATCTCATCAGAATCCATATCTGACATGATGTCTTGTACCATTTCAAGTAGTGTCATTTTAGCCATAATTTATTTCCTAATCTAAGAATAGAGCAACTAAACCTGCTTCAGTAGGAGTAATATTCTGTCCTGAAGAAGTTCCGTCTCCACTTACAAATATTGATAGGGTTTGACCTGCTGTTGCTGCTAGTGTACCTGTTGATGATAATATTAGTGTATCAACACCATTAGTAGGTTTAACAACAGAACTTAATCTAGTTCCTACTGAGCCATCAAGAGCATACTTAAAGTTATAAGCAGATCCTGAAGCAATAGCTGTTGTTGTAAAGTTAATCCAAAAGGTTATTAAGTAATGTCCTGCTTGGTTAAGAGTAATAATACCACTACCTGGAGTTACTGTAAGAATGTCTTCATTACCTGAAGCAGTCCACTCTCCACTTGGATTAAGTAAAGAATAAGCAGAAGCACCTGCTAATGTATGTGTTGTTGTTCCACCTGATATATAGATTTCAGCATGAGCTTTACCTGGAGGATATGTCCATGCACCTGATCCTGATCCATTAGAAATATATACTTTACCACTTGTAGCTGCTGCTACACCCTTAGGCTCATGTATATCTGGATCTGTGATAATGTTATGTTGTATTGTCATAAATATATATTCCTAAAAGATTAGGAGGGGTCCGAAGACCCCTATCCTAATTAGTTTTTGTCGTAAACGTATTCAACGACAAGACGAGCTTTACCTGTAAGTAAATCGTCAACTGTAGGAGCAACTACAACTTCTCCTGCAGTAGCACCGATTGTTTTACCTACTAAAGCACCTGCACCAGTAACAACGTTACCTGCAGTGCCAATAGCTGTTTGTGTAGCTTCTGATGCAGAAACTAAACCATCAGCATCAATAGCAGAACCTGCAGAAGTATACAATCCAACAACTAAGTCTGTTGTAGTAGATGTAGAAGTAAATGCTACATCAACATATAACTTAGCTGAAACAACTGTTGCGTTTGCAGGAATAACATATTGTAAATTGCTAGTTCCAGAAGCAGGAAGATTATCATAAGAGAAATCCCATTGGGCTCTTTTGATAATACCTGTAGATGCTGTTTGAGCACCTTTACTGCCATCTGTTGTTCTAGCTCCGTAGTGGTTAGCTACTCCACGTTTAGCATCAATTTCATAACTCATTGTTTCGTCTCCCTATTAGTATGTAGCTTCGTCAGTTAAAATAACACCAAGTGTATCTACACGTTGAGCACCGAAACCAAAGCGAGAAGTAACTTGATACTTGTCAGCTCTTTCTTCTTGATCTCTCCAACCTTCTGTTTTAGGAGCACGTCTCCATGCGTGCATGATTGGCTTGCAAGAGTCATCAGCAACACACATAAATACGTTAGCCTTGTCACCAATTTCACCTGTATCATTAGCTAAGCCATAGCCTGAGCCATCGATAGCTTCTGTAGATGTTAATGATGGTAAGAAGTTAGAAGTGTAGATGTCAAAACCAAAGATGTTTCTTACAAACTTATGATCACGAGCAAAACCTTCTGTTACGATACCTTCGAACATTGGGTTGTTTGATACGTTTACTAAGTTTTGTAAGCTGTTCAATGTAGCTTCAACAACTGGGTCTACAATAGCAAGACGACCACCTGATGGAACATTAGCTTTATCAAATGCTAATTTCATAGCGATGATATCATCTAATGTCATGTTACGAGTAGAAGCACCTGCTCCACCTGCAACCCAACGATGTGGACGACCATTTACTAAGTTAGCGTTAGCAGCAGTGTGAGCACTGTTAGCAGCAGCTAAGAATTTAGTTTCATGGTTTTCACCTAAGGCACGAGTAGATTCCATAGCACGCATCGCCATGAGTGTATCTACTTGAGAACCATCTTCACGAAGGTCATCAGAAACTTTCCAAGCATCACCAATATAATCAGTAATAGCAAGTGTTAAGTTACCTGTGTCAATAGGAGAGAAGTTAAGAGGAGTATCCTCAGCAGCATCTTGAAGAGTTACAGTACCTACTGTCTTGATGTTAAGAGTTGTACCTGAACCGAAGTCAGTTACATCTCTCCACATACCTTCTGGCAATAGATAGTCGTGTAAGTTCTCAAGAATAAACTGTGAATACTGTTGAGCTTCAATAAAAGCTGTAGTATTGCTAGTTAATTGTGACATAATATTTCCTTATTATAATTGAGATTTAATTTTCTCACCTGCATTTTTCCAAGCAGCTAACATGTCTTTAGTAGAAGCACCTTTAGGTACTCTAGCTGAAAGCTCAGTTGGCTTTGTTGATCCTAAAGCTTGTGTATTAATAGAACTTGAAGGTTTACCTACTGGTGTAGATTTAGTTTCAAATCCTGCAAGCTTCATAACAACATTAGGAGATGTTGCAGCTAAGTTATTAAGTTGTTCTACAGTTAGTCCTGCATCTTTAGCAATTTGAGTATAAGCAGATTCAGCTTGAGCTCCATACTGTTCAGTAAACTTATTAGCTACTGTTTGTGCATTTTGCTTAGCTTTAGATTGCTTTTCTTTTTGCTCAAGAGTTTGATTAACTAACTGCATTATTCTATCTTGATCAAGTTCAACACCTTGAGGGGTAGCCTCTGTTGGTTGAATGCCAGACTTTAATTCATCTAATAACTCTTCAGTAGTTTTACGTTTTGTTAGTTCTTCCTTCAACTGAGCCATCTCATCCTCTAGGGTTTTGATATGCTCTTGTGCATGAGGAACTGACTTTAACGCATCTTCTGCTGATTTGTATTTCTTACCTTCTCCTACAAAGTCTAGAGCTTCTGTCGGAATCTCAAACTTCGGGGTAGAAGTATCTGCTTGTTGAGCCTCTTGGGTAGTCGACTCAGAAACTTGTTGTGTATTATTATTATCTTCAGCCATTATTTTTCTCCTTGGTCAGGAATAAGATTATATAGTTTAGTAAAAGCTTTTTGAAAGCCAAGTTGGAATGCTTGATATTCAGACCATGAAGGTAAAGAGAAATTATCTTCATCTATAGATTTACGTCTTGACAACTCAATCTGTTCTGTTAGATAATCTTTTATCTCTCTAAATACTTGATCTTTAGTAAGCGACTTAGCTTTATCTGATTTTAGATCCATATATAATAGTATACCATAAATTGTTTAAAAAGTCAAGTTAAACTTGAGGTTCTTGTGGGGTTTGCCCTTCTTGTAGGGCTGCCACTTGATCTCCCATTTGAGCTTCTTCTAAACCAGGTTCTGCCTGTTGAGCTCGTAATGTTTGTTGAACTTGATTAACTAATTGTTGAGTCTCAGCTTGTTCAAATACAGCAGCGTTATCTTTAATAAATTCATATTGTTCAAAGCCCATATACTCTTCAATCATATTAGCTAAACGTTTAGCTGAGATATGAGGAGATATAAGTTGTCCCATAGGACTATTAAAGACACCAATCATATTCTGTACAAGTTGAGCTCTTGCAGCATAGTGACGAGCACCGATAGGACGGAGCTTACCTTTAGCTGTAATATCCTCTTTAGTAATAGATAAGAAGTCGGCAACACCAAGATCATCATCCATTACACGAGAAACCTCGACAATGTCCATGTTACGTTTAGAAACTTCTAACATGGTATTTAAGATTGGTTCTAAGAACTCAACCTCGAATTGGTTAATTTTATGTTGGAATATTCTGCCTGCAGCATTTTGTAGTTGTTGTACTTCAAATGCTGTTTTTTCACCTGGAGTTCTAAAGCCCATAGCTTCTTTAGGAGCTCCTGCCATTTCTTCCATAATAGCTAATATAGCAGCTATTTCATTATTAACTTGAAAAGCAGCAGGGTTAGGAGGCATCATACTTACATCACCATCTTCAGGAATATGAATTGTAGCTTCAGGACCCCATTCAAATGGTTCTACATCACCTTTAATTGCAATCGGTGGATGTATAGTTAAGTCTAGTGCATCAGCTTTTAAGTTCTCTAAATGATCTACTCGATACTGCATACCAACTAGATTATCTAAAGGACCCATAGCATATAAGTTGTCTGGACGTTTTCTCCAACCTACATGATGTTTATTATCTTTACCTAAGTAAGAAGGATTATCCATATTACGAATAATTATAGAACGATCCATAATAGTAATTAATTTACGTTCTAAAAGTTCACCTTCTTGTTGATCATAAATGTCACCTTCAAACTCTAGTATTTCTACTAAGCCTGATTGATAATATTCTTGTAAAGATCCAAAACCATCAATGTGATAGGCTTCTGCTTTATTAACATCTTCTTGTCTAAATGAAGAAATACTCTTACGAATTTCCATAGCTCTTTGAACAGCATCTTCATCATAGTTAAGATCTTGTCTATATTTAAGATCTTTCTGTAATTCACCTACTGTTTTTATATAACGAGTAAACTTAGGAGACTCTGCAAAAGAAACAGCCGTAGGATTAAAGATAACATCAAAAGGAGAAAGTCTTAGTAATCTAGGACCACGATAAGTAGTAATAACATCACCTGATGTAGGATCAGTATGCTCTTCATTTACATACGTTACTTCAGCAAAAGAGTTACCATAGTCAATGTAATCATATACTAATTGTGATACTGTTTCTCTAAAGCCTGATTCTTTTAGTTTAGTTTTAAGATAAGACTCAATAGCTCTACGTTTTTTCTTAGTAGAATCTTCTAAGTTATAACCTTCCCACTTCATCCAGTTGTCATTAGGAAATAAAGCATCCATGTAGTTAGCATGAAGATTGTCTCTAATCTGAGTTAGTTTAGGAAGTGTTGTTTTGTTTTTCCAAGGAAGTTTAGAGTTAGTTGTTTTAGTTGTATCAGTTGCAAATAGATAGTTTCTTAACTCTCTCCACTCTTCTTCTTTGTCTTGTCTTTGAATCCACCAGTTATTGTAAAGATGAGAAAGCTGTGTAGCTAAACTATCTCCTTCTAATAACCTTTTGATTTCTGCTACTTTACCTGCCATAGTTATTCCTTATTAATAAGATACACCACCGAAGCGTGAGTGTGTTACTATATTTCTACCTACACTAAAAGCTCCTACTCGCTGTTTAGGAATCACAGCTATAGCTATAGCATTTGATAGAGCATCCTTTATGTCGTCATGAGGTGGATGAGTCATGACTAATTCTTCTTCTAATGATTGACAATTACCACCTTTATAATGCCATACTTGTAAGTTGTCATACTTAGGTTCAAGCACTGCACCTACACGTTCTTCTTTGTCACCTAAATGTCTAGTAGGTCTAAACTCTTCAATAGAAAGAGGTATACCATTAGGCTTTAAGTAACTTTCTTTTAGCTCTTTAACAATCGTTTGTTGAGCTACTGTGGTTTCAGCTCTAAGTTTTCTAAAGCCCCACTTCTGCCATGCTGTAAGAATGTGATTATAATAATCTACAATACGTTCTGTTTTAAATCGATCTATGTCTAAAACATAGAAGTTCCCTTGATGATCTACTCCTACAACAACTAACGCTGTATAGTCAGCTTTCTTCCTTAATGAGAACGCAAAGTCGATTGCTGCATACACATTAAGTTTACGATCTCGCATGTACCAATCACCTTCTTTATTTTGTAGAACATTTCTATCATAATATTGAAAGTTATCTGCATTGATACGAGCTGTCTCATTACTATTTGGATTGTTATAATATTGAGCATAGAACTGAGTATTATCTACATACTTAGCTTTGATTCGTGCTAGTTCTTTAGCATCAAATCCAAAAGCTTTACCATCTTCTCTTGTTCTTTTAGCCCATAAAAACTCACCATTGGTTTCTACAACTCTTTGGAATAATTCATAGACTGGATCTTCTGATACTAACTCTCCCTCATCATCATAAAGAGTTTCTTTCATGTTAATCATAGTATCATAAATATCTCTGGGGTGATAACGAGTACCAACAACCCACTCATAAGCACCAGGATTTTCAATGGAAGCCAGTTGACTATAAGCTGCTGATACTTTGTCTCTTCCATCTTCAGTATAAGCGTTACCAGGCACAACAATGTCATCAAGAACAACGACATCAGCGTGGAAGCCAGTAGTATTTGAAGTAAGTCCAACTGCCTTACAAGTAGCATCTCTAATTCCTTCTAGTTTTCTTTGTGGATGGTCTACAGCAATCTCAGCAACTGCCCACTTTTCACGTTTACCTTCTTCTGGGTGTATCATGTCTGACCAGTAACGTCTGTAGATTGGATTATCTAGAATCTGCTTAATTGCATATAGTTGTTTTTCAGCTAAGTCAGCAGTAGCAGAAACATAGAGTATAGTTGTTTCAGGATGCTTTGTAATCCACCATGCAGTTCTATAAGCAATCAACTTAGACTTCATGTGTCCTCGAGGAAGTAATACTAATTGGTTTTGTTTAGCATCTTGACGTTGCCACCATTGTATTAATTCTTCGTGAATAGCACCTAACATTAAGTGAGGAGCTACTAACTTAATAAACGTTAAGAGATCAGCTTCTGCTGCTTCTCTTATTTGATCTATACTAGCTTTTGACATTTAAGCTTTCTTCTTCTTTTTGCCCCAGTTATTCTGCATATCTTTATAAGCTTTAGCACTTATAGTAGATTTCTTTTTACTTCTGCTAGTTCCTGCTTTCTTTCTTTTGTTTATGTTTTCTACTAAGCTCATTTTTAATCTGCTCCATTCTGTTTAAACGTTCTTCACGAGTAAGGTACAACCATTGACTTAAATCTTCAAAGGTGCGATGACATGATATACATCGAGTACCTTTCATTCGACACACCCCATTACAGGGTGAGTCTTCTACCACTTAACTTTGTCAGCCCAGTACGCTGCTGACATCTTACCTCTAGCTATATTCTTAGCATGACGAGCTTTAAATGACTTCTGTCTTGCTTTCTCAGAAGCAGTCTTAGGATTAGCTCCTGCTCCTTGTTTACCTTGTTGACCAAAGCGTATAAGTTTTACTTGATCTCCTGACTTAGCAACAACAACATGTGACTTAGTAGGATGACCTGGAGTACGTTTAGGTTTGTTATAACCTGATACTCCTGCTCTTTCTAGTCTAGGATCTTTAGCCATATTACTTCTTCTTCTTAGATTTACCTGCTTTGCTTAATGCAATAGCAATAGCTTGTTTCTGTGGTTTACCTGATTTCATCTCTTTTTTAATATTCTCAGAAATAGTCTTTTGTGATTTACCTTTCTTTAGTGGCATTATTTACTCTCCATGAAAAACAAATTAACTTCTGCTGCTCGTCTTCTTTCTAATCCTCGTAGAACTTTACCACCTGCTCTACAATACTTTAGAAGAGTGTCCATCGCTTCTTCCTTCTCTCCTCGATTTAACTTAGAACGAACACTACTTCTTTGTAAAGTCCCATTTCCTAGGTTAAATGCAAATGATACAAGTGCATCAAATTCACACTGCTTAAGAGGAACAGTGATATAACGAGAAACTCCCAACTCAAATCTCTTAAGATCTTTCTTAAGTAAATCATCAACCTCCTCTTGGCTCCATACTCTGTTATCTTTTGGATCAAGTCTTATTTCCTTTCGTCTTGCTAAAGGGAGGGTAGCCTGTTCAGGATAGAGAACGTGACCATACCCCACAGTCCAAAGTAAAGCAGGACAAAGATAAGGATTGAAATGACAGCCTTCAAATTGCTTAATAAGTTTGATCCCAAGTTCACCTGTGATCACTTCTTCTTATCCCAGTGCCTAGATCCAAACCAGAAGCCTATGATAGAAGCTACGATTGCCATCTCTTCATCTGAGAATACTAAACCTAATGCTATTTCAAAGTCAACACCTGTTTTAATAGCCCATATCATACCTGCTATATCAGTAAACAATAATAAGAACACAAACATATAGGTCACAACAGGTCTTACAGAAGCACTTAAATTCTTAACCCAACCACTAGCACCTTCTTGTAGTTTCTTATCATGATCATATAATGCTACTCTTTCTTGAGCATAGGTTTGCATTTCTATTTGATCTGTTCTTACTTCTTCTATTCTTGCTTGAGATGCAAAACCTTTTTCAGCTAGAGCTAATTCACGCTCTGTTTGTAAAGATGCCATCTCACGTTCATGCTTTTGATCTGCTTTATTCTTAAAGAAGTCTAATACACTTGGTAAACCTGAAGTGGCAAAACCTAATATTCCTGATAATATACTTAACATTGTTACCTTCCTAGTGGGTTAGTCGTTGCTGTTTGTAGTGCTTTCATTTTAGCATTGACTGTTTCGAGCTCAGCTCTTACTTCATTACGCATAGCGTTTAAACTTGCTTCAACTTCTCTTTGGCTTCCTTTTGCGATTGCTGCTGTCTCTTTAGCCAACACAAAAGCATCGCTTGCCTTGTCTTGTAACTTAACATTTGTTTGCATTAACTCCATATATCGTTCTTGTTGTGTCTTCATCTGATGCTCTAAAGCTTCTATCTTAGAACTATCAAACTCTTCAATCACCGAAAGCATCTGATTGTAGAGGGTTATCGTGTAATAAGCTCCTCCACCTATTATTGGCAGAATCGTTAAGATTAAGCCCAATACCATTTGGGGAGATAAGGTCAAGGAGAAGGTTTTGTTCTCTGGCATAGTTCTGTTCCTGTTCTAAGTCTAAAAGGTTAGTTAATTGTTCTTGATAGTAGCCTTGTGGCTGCTCTATCAATGCAAAATCAATAGCAATCCCAAACCCAGGAACGACTGTTTCGTTTTCCTTTGTCTTTATCTTCTGTTCTTGTTTTGCCTCTTGCTTCTCTTCCTTCGTCTCCGTAGAGTTTGATGTCGAAGGCTTCGTTGTATTTGTCTCTGTTGGTTTTTCCTGTACTTGAGGAATCGCCATTTCCTGTTCCACTGGATTGTTCATTGGAACTGGATTCATATCCACAGGTTCTGAAGTAATCCCAACTGGGTCTGGTTGATCTAGACTCAGAGGGCTTGCAGGATTCAATGGACTCTCTATGCTTGTAGGATCTGTTGCTTTTAGGGTACACGAATTGGAGCTTGTAATCCAAGGACCAGTCATTGGGTCTGAATAAGGAGTCGAGCAAGTTGTCGATCTTGATTGTGTTATAGACCCTGTGTAACCATCCTGACATGCTATTGTTTGCTCCTCTTGACTTTCGACACAACTAGGAGGTAAAGGTTCACAATGAGACGAACTAACAGTCCAAGCACTCCAACTGTCAATACTACAAGAATAGAAACGACTTTCATTAACGAAACCAGTAGTGAAAGGCTCTGTGCAAGCAGTTGTTCTTTGTTCTGTTTGGTCCACGCACCTACTGTAGTCTTGACAGATTGGATCATTTGGTTGATACGAGACACACCAGTAGTCCATAATGGCAACTGAGGGTTCGATACCAACGCAGACCAACGAGTCTTCAACCATGTAGCCATCCGAGTCAGGTGTGTATGTACAGTACCAAGCATAAGCATTACTCCAAGTTAAGAGGTTTAGTATAAGTAGGAAGCGTAAAATCTTTACCATATAGCTTTGTAAACCTTTCAGGATATAGTTCATACCAAGCAGCTCTTGCTGCTGATCCTAGGGCTCCTCCCACAGGACAGGGTGAACCACTCATCTCCATAGCGTTCCATACTTTAATATCTTCACATAGAACTGACACAGCACTTACTTTTAGCCCAAGGTCATTTAAAGTCTTGGCGAGCTTAATTCGAACACAGTTATCATCTGTGAGAACAGTTCCACCTGACACAGCAAATACACCTGTATTAATACCACCTGAGGCAGGTACAGCACAAACATCTTGAGAAAAAGCAGACATCGAAGGTGCCATGGCAGAAGGAACTGGTTGACCCTTATAATTTATGGTTGTTTCTGCTGCATCAGCTTTATTAATAATAATAGTAGATACAACAATACTACCAAATCCTATAATGATAGTCCAAAGAAGTTTATTAAGAACAGCTTCTATTTTGTCTATACGAGCATGTATATTAGCGTACCTTTCGGCACACAGTTCTTCATGAGACCTTAGTTCCTGTTCTACTTCTTTTGCAGTTGTCATATTAAAATTCTATCCATCCTGTAATGATATATTTGTCTCCACCTATGGGTGGGTTTCCTCTATGAGTATGTGTAAAAGCTGCAGGAAATATTACACAATCTCCCTTGTTTGGTTTATATCTATAATGTTGATAAAGAAACTCTGTTTCTCCTGCTTCAAACTCATCATTAAGATATACTGTCCATGTTAATAATCTATTGCTATGCTCTCTACATGTATTTTCTGCATGCCATACATGATAACCTTCACCAGGTCTTGTCTTTTGAATTTTAATTGTATATGATTTATGAGCATCACATGAACTTAATATATCATATTGGTTTGCATATTCTGCGTAGCATTTTCCCCAGAATACATCATTAAACTCAGTTAAAATTTCTTTAGAAGTATGGCTAAATGGAAAAGATTGTTCAGGTATAAATCTAGCTAAATCTTGTTTTAATAATTTAGGAACTTGATCATGTGATTGACGATCAATTACTAAACCTCCTTCTTCTGCTTCATTAAAATAATCTATAACTTTATTACAAAATTCATGACTAAAAGCATTTCTATTAACTCTTATAAATCCATCCATATTTTTATCCTTATCTTAAAACTTATTTTAATTTTTATAACTTATAAAATGAGCAACACTAACTCTTGTTCCATCTCCTTGAATAGGCATAGCCTTATGTGTAACGCATCCTGGAAATATAATTGCTCTATTTTCTTTAAATTCTATTTCTTTATCAATCTCTTTAAAGTAAACTCCTCCTCCTTTAAACTTTCCTATATTTAATAAAACTAAAACAGTATATAATGTTCTATCTTCATGACTATCATAATATTGATTATTATCATAATAATTTAATAATATAGAATCTAAATTTGATTTTCTAATATGTTTATAGTTAATATTATATTCAATAAGTTTATCTAAATAACTATTTGTAAAAACCTTTTGATTATAAACTATTATAGGAGATTGTCTTGGATCAGTATAATAATCATATAATAATACTCCTGAACCTGTTTTTACTTTATTAGTTTTATTATTATCTGTAGCTGCATTTGTTAAAGAAGCTTCTTGTTTAAATTTATATAAATCTTTAATTTCTTTATTTACTTCTTGTAATTCATTAGTATTATAAAACTCATCTATAATAGCTAAATCTATATTATCTTTTTTAAATATACTAAGTATCATTTAAAGTAAGGTCCTACTAACCATGTAACACAACTATATCTTATTCCTTTTGTAACAGGCTCAACACCATGTACCATATAACTAGGAAATACTAATATGGTTCCTTTTTCTTGATGAGGATAATAAGGAGTTCCCTCTGGATTAAGAAAAAACTTTCCGCCTTCATAATCATCATTAAGAAAAGCTAATACTGTAAGTTTTCTTGTTTCATCACTATGTGCATGATAAGTATCTATGTGAGGATCATAATGTCCATTTGGTTTGTATATTAAAAACTCAGTTTGATTAGAATGAGTAATATTATATTTCCACCAATAGTGATTTGCATTTAATCCTGTAGCAGTTAATGCAGATCCTATACCTTGATTTTGAGGAAGTATAACACGCTCAACATCACGAACAGATCTATCTACTTTCTTTCCGTCATTTCCTATAATTGGAGGTTCTTTAGCTATACTATCTTGTGTATAAGCTGTTACAACATTATCACAAAAAGAATCACTTAAATGTTTTGGAAAAAAAGCACAATCAGTTAAGCGTTGACTTACAGTATCCATTTACACCTTTATCTTAGTATGTTACTTATCTATTATAGTATATTATATATATTATGGCAAGGGTGGATATATTACATTATTTGGAAAGCCATCTTGCGTTGTGATATCTCTTAATGCTTGACGATAAGCAGTTTGTTCAGGGGTCATTACATGATCAGTTAATGCCCACCAATCAGTATCTGCAAGCAATTTATTTCTAGTCTCTCTTACTCTATTTGCAATTAAAGCAGAATCACTTTGTATAGATTTACCAGAAACAACTCCATCAATAATAACATCACCTATAGCAGCTTCTTCTCCTAAATAAACTGCATTAAAAAGTTTTGCATCTTCATCATTACTAATTTCAATTACATTAGTAACTACATTATTTTCTATTATACAATATCTCATTAGATTGGACTCCATTCAATAACAACAACAATTCCTCCATATCCTGTTATAGTAGTAGCAGGACCTGAAGCTCTTATAGCATTATAACCTAACCCAACAGTACCTGAACTTGCTACTTGTCCTGGTACTACTTCAACATAAGTTTGATTATTATATGCAGAGGCTGGATGTGAATAGCCTCTTCCTCCAAGTTGTCCTCCAGTAGCTAGAACATTATTAGTACCACTATTATTACATCCTGCTCCACCACCTCCTGTTGCTGTAGTAATAGCAGGAACATTGATTGCTCCATTTCCTCCTGCTCCACCTACGTTGTTTACAGCAGCAGCTCCTCCATTAGCAACTACAATATTACCAAATTTAGACTGCCCACCTGCATTTCCATTAGTACTATTTAAAGTGTTACCAGGGTTATTATATGTAAGAGTACCTCCTGCTCCTACAGTAATGGCTTGTGTATTACCTGATTGAGCTATATTAAAGGTAGCAGATCCCATACCACCTCCACCTCCTCCACCCATGTTTTGGTTGTTTAAGTTAATACCTACAGCACATGCCATACCACCACCACCAATAGCTATAACACTTACTAATTCAGTATTAGGCTGTTTAGTCCATGTAGATGAATTACCATAAGAAGTTACTCTATTGATAATATAACCACCTCCTCCTGCATCTGCCCAAGAGAATGTACCATCACCATCAGAAGTTAAAGCTTGTCCTGCTGTACCATTACCTGAAACATCAAGTTCAGAAGCTCCTACAGCATTCGCTGCAATATTTGTTGCAGTAATAGTATCTGTTGCAATATCTGTACCTGTAATAGTACCATTAGCAATCTTAGCAGAAGTAACTGAATTATCTGCTAGTTTAGCTTCCGTTACTGCAAGGTTATCAATATCTGCTGTAGCAACTGTATTTTTAGATGCCAGTGCTCCGTCTGCAGAATTGACGTATGCTTTAATTTGTGATCCAGTAACTTTTTTACTGGTACCTGCTTCGTTTATTTCAAACTCATTAGCATCTGCTGCTGCTGATGCTGCTGTTAAGTCTGATATTTTAATGTTTGCCATCTTTTAATAACTCCTTTTCCAAGCTCCGTTAGTGTGTTTATAAATTCTAATATTACCAGTCCATGCTCCATTCCATTTAACATAGGGAAGCATATCTCTCCAAGTACCTACCTCTTTATAGTAAGGTTCAGATGAGAATAATGTTTTATCACCATCACCAATTAAAGTAGCTGCTATAATATTACCTTCAGCCTGTATACTTGTTCTTACATCAGTACCATTTTCAAGAACTCTTGAATCACCTGCTTCGGTAATTCTAAATACTTCGGTACTTCCTCCTTCAACAACTCCAAATCTACTTCTTAGAGAAGTACTTGCTAAGGATCCTGCTGATGATAAAGCTGATACTCCGTATCGTATTCTAATACCATCAGAAGTTGTAGTACCTGTAGCATTTAAAGCAGAACTTGCTAACTGTGTAATTAAAGGTAGTGCTGCTACGCTACCTGTTGCATTAACTGCTGCTACTCCAAATAAGACACCTACTCCTGCATTCAGCATGGAGCCTTGTGTACTTAAACTTGCATCTGCATGTGTGGTTAAAGAACCTACACTAGCTACACTCCCTGAAGCTGATAGGGAAACCTCTCCCTCATTAAAACCTTCAGTAGACCGAGAGAGACCATCTTCAGTGATCCGAAAATCACTGACCTCCGTTATTCGATAGCCTTCTGCCATTTAAGTTCCCTTACGCTATTGTAAGGTCAATGTTGCCAGTGTTAAACTGTAATGTATCTCCATCAGCAATCGTTTTAGATGCTGTCATAGAACCATGCCATAATAGGTTGCCTGATGTTGAAGCATCATAAATACCTATGTGAGAAATTGTTCCCCAGTCGCCTCCACTTGCAGTAAAAGTTACGTTAGCATTGTTAGATGTTGTGCCACCTGTACCTGATGCTGCATCTACTGTTAATGCTTGACGTGAATAACCATTACCTGAAATTTCATTTGCACCATCGTCTGCATCGTTAGGTGATCCTGTATGTAATGATACATACCATGCTGTTGGTCTTGTAGCAGAACCAGTGGTCATTAACCAGTTGAGCACCAGATTCTCTGCGTAGTCTGATAAAGCTGCCATTGTTTACTTCTCCTCTTAATTAAGTTATTTTAAACCAAATATCACCATCACTACCTCCTGAAGGTGAAGCTGTGCTAACAGTAACACTCTGGGTGATACTGGTATAATTGTTGTAGACTGTTTGCATCGCTGATAAGTAATCTACACCATTAACTGTTAATGCTGTTGTTTGTAAACCATTTACATTATTAATATTAAATCCGTTCATATCTAAATCATTTTGCATCTGGTTAGGTTCTCCAGATAAATTATTTCGATATAAAACTCTATTATTAAATTCGTCTTCGATTGCATTAAACGAAGCATTTAATGCTGTGGTACTAGCGTAACCTGATGCTATGTCACTGATTGTAATTTTAGCCATTACGTTTCCTCTTTGCCTCTTTTGTTAAATTAGTTTTAGCAGAAACAACTCTAAGGTTACTTCTACTGTTAGAACCACCATTTTTTAAAGTCTTAACGTGATCTACTTGTCTTGGATCCCCTACTTTTAATCCCATCTTCTTACGAGCTGCATTACGAGCTGCTCGATCTTTTACTCGTGTCGGTTTCTTTTTCTTTTCCCAAGAGAGTTCTTTCTTGTAGTCTCTCTTACCATTGGTCATGTATGGCATTATGGATAAAGATACTCAGCACCATTGGTGTCAAAGTATTCCTTCATTAAGTCATTCAAAGATTTCTTAGAAGAACTTAGATCTGTCTGTAATGCTACACGAAGACCATCATTGTATTCTGTTGGATAACCATTTGTAGCACAATAAGCAATAAATGTATCCTGTACTGGAAACTTCATCATTTCTTGTCTTCTCCTCCATTGACAACCTTAAGACCTATTCGTTCCATGTCTGACTCTAAATCGTTACGAACACCTGCTTGGATCTTACGTTCACGTTCGAGTTCTGCTTTAGAGGGACGACCACGTTTAGAAACGTAACCTTTGTCGGCTAGGTACTTCGCAGCGTTAATTCCTTTAGCATCGTTATCACGAGATGCAAACATCATGGCTTTAAGAGCCTGAGCTTTGATACGAACATCTAACTCATCTCTCCAAGCTTGTATATACTCTTTCAACATCTTAGACTCTGTAATCTTTAACCAATGGTCCCAAGACCCAAAAATATCTGTAGCAAACTCATATTCGAATCCTGGGACGTGATCATAGGTTAGATATATCTGTTTGAGTGAAGGGTAGACTTTGCCTTCTTTCTCAATGTCATGGGGTTTGAGCGTGAAGATAGGCTCCACATGATCTGCAGAGAATTGGCGAAATTCCCAGAAAAGACTAATGGTCTTGAACTGACCATCTGAAGTCAGCAGATGTTCTTTGTAAGTATTGATGTCCATGAGTATTAAGGTTATTCTAAGAGTCTACCTTAATAGTATACCACAACTTTGAAAAAAAGTCAAGAGGTATTTGTTAATTAGTAGAAGGAATGTGAAGTCTGACACACAGACAGACTATTCGCCTTAAGAATATATGTATAATATATTTAATATAGTATAATGATATAATAATATAATTATTTAATTAATCTTTACTAATATAAATATTCTACCATATTTTCAAAGAAAAGTCAATAGAGTTCTGATTTATTTTACTTATCACATACCTCTACCCCATTACTCAGTAGATTAGGCGAGCAGTAGCTACGCTATGCGAGCTGTGCTTATGAGCAAAGCGAATAGCGAGCCACGATTTTAATAATTATATGATCCCTTGATATTGAGAATTTCTATGAGAAATTTATTAGTTGTAATACATAAGTACGGACACCCTAGTATGTCCCCCTTCGGGGGGTCCATTTGATCCGACCTAAAGGTCGAGCATGCGATTTCATTATATAAAAACATATAATATAAAAAGATATAATATAAAATCATAGTTTGACATGGATAATTATTTGTTGCATTGGTTATAAATAATACCTATCACGCATAAGTCTTTGATAAATAAAATATATCAGTATTTTTGACACCTTGAAACCAAATATAATTCATAACCCGAACCATTAATAAATAGAGCTTAATTC